CGATATCTTGGGTTTTTCAGAAAAATGATCCTTTACTATTACAAAGAAAAGATAATGATTATTTAGCTTTAGTTGTTATGGATAAAGGAGTAAACAATATGTACTTAAAAAAGATAAAAGATGTTGTTTTTAAAGAGCCAGTAAAAGAGAGCTTAAGAAAAACAAAGTTATGTGTCTATGAGTCTGACCTTCTATAATTAAACTAGCTTTTTAATCCTCAGGGCAAGACAAATAAAATAAAATTAGGATTTTCAAATAAATTTAAATTATTTTGTCTCAAACAAAAACGGATATGACAAACGAAACTAAAAGATTACTTAATAGGCTTAATATAGACTTAACCTACAGAGAAGATTCAGCAATAGAAGTGATGCGCCACTTAAAGAAGTTACCTCTTTGGAAGTTTTCTACTGGCGTGTATACTTTGTATGTGTCTGCCGTAAGAGACTTGTGTGGCGAGGGCAGTGCCTTATATTTAGAAGCAAAAAGGATTTGTAACGAAAGAGCGTTAACTAAAATTTACTAGGGATATGAAAGCCAACTATATTATTAAGATTGAAGAAGAGATTGAGTTTAATCAATCGTTAGTTGAGTCTTTAAAAGAGAAAGACCCTTACAGAGCTGAGGCTATAAGAAACTTTATTATAGGGCTGAGAAGTGCTATCTCAATAATCAAGGAGGTATACAATGAAGACCCAGAGTAAGAAGAAGTGCGGATGTCACGGGAGGTGTGCATTCGTTGTATTGAACGAGAAGAAGTATAAGTGTGAACAGAAACCTAAAGAAGATAAGAAATGACCAAACAGAACTTTATTGACCAATTCGTGATTGGGTTAGCCTCTAACTCAAAGGTTGATCTAAGCAAAGTTGATAAGATTTGGTCTTTTGCGGAAAAGGTTTGGGATGCTAGACCGAAAGAATCTGCCAAAGCAACTACTAGAATCCACTTTAAAAAACCAACTATTGAAGAAGTTACGGCTTATATGAGGGAACAAAAGTACTCAAACTTTAGTGCTGCCAACTGGATCAACTTCTACGACAGTAAGGGCTGGAAGATCGGGGTTAGTCCAATGAAGGATTGGAAAGCAGCCGTAAGAACTTGGGGAGAAAAAGATAAACAGACTAACAAAAAAGTAGGATTCGTATGACGGAATTAATAGATAAGGGTCACCAAAACTCAATAGAGAGAAAAGTTTTAGGAGCAATAGGTGTGGATCACTCTGTTTACTCGGATGTTTCTAGATATTTAAAATGGGATATGTTTATCAATAAGAAGTACGGACGCATTTTTAAGATGTGTGGCGAACTTATTGAGGACCAAATACAGATTAACGAACTAAACCTAACCCACCTAGCTAGAAAACAACCAGAATACGGTGTTCAGATGATGGATATTGTGGACGCACTAAACTACGCCTCTCCAATGGACGGAGTGATGTATGCAAAATCGGTAGCTGAGGGCTGGATAAAGAATCAGATTAGCAGAATAACGCAAGAGGCAGCCCACCTATCCAAGAGGGAAGCCACAGACGCATTTGAACTGCTCTCTGAGCTAATAACTAAGTTAGAAGGTATCAACGAAGGGGCGGACGTAGGTAACGCACCAGAGGAGCTTAAAGACCTACTAGGAGAGGTCACAGAGTATTTACAGAAAGGAGTTGACGGCATATCGGCTGGAGTACCTTCGGGACTTACCGAGTTGGATGAGATGACTAACGGTTGGCAAGATTCGGATCTTACAATTATAGCCGCCCGACCAGCTATGGGAAAGTCGGCACTAGCCACTACTATTGTGAAGAACGCTGCTCACGCTGGGTTTCCTTGCGCTATATTTTCCTTGGAGATGTCTAAGTTTCAGGTGGTTTGTCGGATTGTTGCAGAGGATGTTCAGTTGTTTGTTCAAGACCTGGCACAAAGAAAGCTAACCTCGGCTCAAATGCTTTGGTTTAAAGAGTCTATCGAATCTATAAGACACCTACCTATAACTGTTGATGACAACTCAGACATTACAATAGATCAGTTAAGGGTTAGAGCTAGGGAATTAAAGAGAAAGAAGGGAATTAAGTTGTTGGTTGTTGACTATTTACAACTGATAGACGGTGATGGGACTAAAGGAAATAGAGAGCAAGAGATAGCTCGTATCTCTAGAGGTCTTAAGAAGATCGCTAAGGAGCTAAAGATTCCAGTGATAGCGTTAGCCCAACTAAGTAGAGCCGTTGAACAGAGGGACAACAAACGCCCTATGATGTCCGACCTAAGAGAGTCTGGCGGTATAGAGCAAGATGCTGATGCTATATTCTTCCTGTATAGACCAGAGTATTACGCTAAGTTGGCTGGGGAGGAGTGTCCACCAGAGTTTAGAGGTGTGTGTCAGTTGATTACTGGCAAGTTTAGAAACGGTGACTCTAGCGACATACTGCTAAAGTTTGTTGGGGAGTATTCGTCTTTTAGGGACAGGGACGACTTAAATGTGAAATTAAACTAGGAGTTAACAATTAAAAAATAGATATTTGATTATGACAGAATTTAAAGTGGTTTTATTAGCAATACTCTTCTACCTTATTACTTTAGTGGGTATTATGTGCTTTATGGGGCTTTTGACAACTATTCTATGGAACTTAGTAATGCCTAGTATTTTTGGATTAGGAGCTATTACTTGGATGCAAGGAGCTGGGTTGTTTGTTATTTGTGACTTTTTGTTTAAAGGAGAGTCCGTAGGAAATAAAGTGGCTGCTTTTGATAGTAAAACTAAAAAATAATTATTCATACCTTTGGTTATGTTTAAAGGATTAATAAAAAAACTATTCCCTAAAACGGGAGAGGGTGACGGAGTAGGATCGCAACTAGCAAATATAGTTGATAGGTTCGTTCACACCAAAGACGAGAAGGCTGCCTTTGAAAAGGAAATGACAGAGGTGTTGTTCAATGCTCAGGACAAAGAGCAGTCACATACTACCGAAAGGTGGAAGGCTGATATGTCTAGCGATAGCTGGCTATCCAAAAATGTTAGACCAATAATGCTTATATCGTTTTTTGTTCTGATATTGCTTTTGGTTGTGTTGGATTCCTCTGGAAGTGTAGCCTTTGTGGTAGCGGAGCGTTGGGTTAGTTTAATAGAAATATTGTCGCTAACTATATTTGGTGCTTACTTTGGTGATAGAGCAGTTAGGGGTTATCAATCGGTAAAAAATAAAGGAAAAGTTTAAAAAAAGAGTTAGGTTTGGTTGAAAAATCAAAATCAAAAGAAACTAAAAGGGAGTAGTGTTACTTCTAACTTTGTTCATATCGGGGGTCGGTGAGAAATCACTGATCCTTTTTTTGTTTATCTTTGCTTTATGTCAGAGGTAGTAAGAGACGATAAGGGAAGGTTAGCTAAGGGGTCACAGCTAAACCAAAAACACAACAAAGCGGACTTAATAGTTTTGTTTGAGGAGTTGGCGCAGAAGTGTATAGACGGAGAATATTTATCTATTCAAGAGTGCCAGATGAACTCAGGGCTAGTTCCTAGTACGTTTTACAACGTAGCAGAGAAATACCCAGAGCTAGAGGACTCTAAACGTCAAATGAACGATGCAATTATAGCCAACGTTAACAGAATGGCTCTAGGTAATAAGTTCAACGCAACCGCGTCTATCTGGAGAATGAAGAACTTAGGAGAGAAAGATAAGACAGAAGTTGATATGACGGTCAAAGATCAACCGTTGTTTAAGTTGAAGTAATTAACTGGCAATCAGAATATTAGAATCCTACTTAAAAATAAGTGGGATTTTTTTTGCTCTATTGTTTGGTAATCCAAAACGATTTACTACCTTTATAAAACAATAAGTAATTAACAAAAAGAAATATATTGTGCAGTGGAGAAGTTGGTCTATCTCGCTAGGCTCATATCCTAGAGATCGGGGGTTCGAATCCCTCCTGCGCTACATAGGTTGTTTATTCGTCAGACGGACGAGGGGAACACAACGAGGAGGAATAACAAAGACAAAAATGTTTTTGGGGTCGATTAAAAAGGGTTTGGTGCCGCCTCCTCGATAATATTTAAGGAAGATCACTAACTAATACAATAGCTGGGGAGCTAGGGGTTAAAGCAAAGGGTTTGGAGCCACTTCCTTAAAACTTTAAAATAAATCAAATTTCTTTTGGTTTATAGGAATCTAATTCCGATATTCATAATTCACAAAATAACGATTAAATGACCGCATCAGAAGAATTGTTTCTAAATAGTCAAGGATATATTTGGGATTATCAGAAAATAGTACGCATTAAATAACAAACAAATGGAAGAAATAAAAATCACTGCAAACGAGTTGACGAGTCTACTGATTTCGTCAGCCCGTAAGGGATTTGCCCAAGGAAGCAAGCCTTCTGGAGAGAGAAATATGGAGCTAGCTATTTATAGCGTAGAGGCTACGGTAAAAGGATTAATCAAAACTCACAAACTAAAAAAATGACTAAAGGAGAAAAAAGAATCAGAAGAGACGGAGATTTAATTCTTAGGAAGATGAACGCTTATCAGAACTTCGGTACTGGTAGACCAGAGTATATCTCTAAGAAGGACTGGGAATCTGTCACCACTAAGGCAGAAATGAAGAGTATGCAGGTAAAACTTTGGAGAGAGTTAGACAAAATAGACTCAGTAAGAGCTGCAATAGTTAAACCACAAAATCCTTACATCAAATAAAAACAAATATGAAAAACAGAACGTTTAGTAAAGATCAGTTAACTGTTGTAGAGTTTGAGAACCTATACGAAACCTACACGGGAGTACTTTATGGCTATAAAATCAAAGCCGAGTACGTCTATAAGAAGACTCAATCAGAGGCAATCTACCACCGAATTTCGATAGTTTGCAGAGAGATTATGTCTAAGTCTCCACAAATCAATGCGGAGGTATTGGTTGAGTGTGATCCGTTAGGCATAAAAGAGAAGAGTAAGTTTATTATTAGCAACAGACTCTCTGAGGTTGGCATAAAAGACTTCTGCGCAGCTATCGTAGTAGAGGCTTACGGTAAGTCGGAAATATTAAGAAAGTCCAGTGAGAAGGAAGAGGAGAGTAAATAAAAATTGTCAGTACGACCCAATAAGAGTGGTGGGTATTATCTACCTCTCTGGGTTTGGCTGGTTAATGAGCGTTGGAATGGTAACCGATCTTACCTATAACGGATTAAAAGAGTTGGCGGTAGTGCCAGCGGCTTTAGTTGTTGGGATTCCTTTGTGGGCTTATAGTCACATAAAAAGAAATTATAAATAACAGAAAACTCAAATAAAATGAAATTAAAAGAAAAGATTTTTAAGCAAGACTCAAATGAATTGTTTGACTGTGAAATTTACTATAACGAAGAACTTACTAGGGGTCTTTATTTAGTAGGTGATGATAAGTATTTAAAAAGAAACACAAAGTTACTGAATATAAAGTGCCAAGTGCCAAGGAACAGTAGAGAGGTAGGTATAAAATTCTCAAAGCAATACGGGTGTGTTTTATTGACTATAGTAACTCTCGATAGTAAGATGAGTAAGCAAAAGATTCAGTTTATAATTAAAGAATCTTGTACGGCTGAAAATATTTACAACTGTAGGCACTACATACTGGATGGGTTTAGGGAAACCTTAGTTGGTGGACTACAAATGCTTTATGCAAAGACACTAAGAGACGCTATAAAATGGGAGAGGGAGAATATTTATCACTAGGAATAATATTCAGCTATAAATAACAGAAACACCAAGATAAAATCCGTGCTCGAAATAATTAAAAGCAAAATAAATTTATAAAGTGTTGATTTTTAGGTAACTTACGATATGAAAAAGAAAGATATTAAAATATTAATAGTTGGTCACGGTCAGCACGGGAAAGACACCTTATCCCGTATGATCAACAAAGAGTTAAACTTTAAATTCAGAGGTTCTTCTGAGGTAGCCGCTAAAGAGGTGATTTACCCTTTAATGAGTAACTTCTACGAGTCAGCAGAAGACGCATTTAATAAGCGCAGAGAGAACAGAGAACTCTGGAGAGCTGTTATATCAGACTTCAATAGAGAAGACCCTACAAGACTCTGTAAGCTAGTCTGTAAGGGTGGTCACGGATACACTGGACTTAGAGATAAGACTGAAGTAGTATCGTCTATTAAAAGTGGATTCTTTACGCACATTATTTGGGTAAGAAGACCAGAGCTAAAGGAGAACGATCCTACTATGATGTTTGGGTTAGATACCCTAATGGATTTGAGTAAGAAGGGCTTTATAAGAAACCTAGCAATCGTAGAAAACCACACAGAAGAGGTTTTGCTAGATGTTGTACAGAACGAGCTTAAGGAGTTCCTTTCGGACTACGCTCCAAAAACTGTTTGCTTAAATATTACTAGAGATAAGCTACTGGCTGAATCGTAACCTTAAAACTTTGAATCGTAACTTAAATTAACTGATATGAATACAGATTTGATTGATAACATAGTACTGGGAGACATTGATTATAATGACGCTCCAGATTTTTGTGACGCCTACATAGAGTCCGCTGATTATGACGGTATTCCTATGGATAGCAAACAGTTGGACTGGATTAACGAGGATAGTCAATTCATTTATGAAGCGGTTATCCGTCAGCTCTATTGAAATAGTCTGCATCGTAACTGTTTTGAGAGAAAAAATACCTTGCATCGTAACTATATTACCTTGCATCGTATTTTTATTTGTCTGCATCGTAACTCAAATTGTAAATCGCTGCATCGTAACTACAAAGGTCTGCATCGTAACTGTCTGCATCGTAACTCTTTTTTCTGAGAATTTGAGGTTTTTTCAGCTTTTTTTCGAATTTTTTCATTTTTTCATATTTTCATATGTAGATATGTAGATATGTCCATATGTCCATATGTTAATGTGTCCCTATTCGATTGAGGGGCACAAAAAAACAGCTCAAAAAGTAAAAAAAACACTATCAAGTAAAATTCATAAAAAAGTTAAAAACGATTTTAAAATTTTAGTGCTCGATTTTTTTTTCTTCGTGTTTTGAAATCTCGATTTTTTCGCCATACAGAAATGTTGAAAATTTTTGAGCCATTTTAGGACTCGATTTTTTTCAGTTTCTATTTTTTAGAACTCGATTTTTTCAACATACAGTTTTTATTAATACGTAAAAAACCCAAAATCTGCCGTTTGCAGTATTTCAGATTTTGCAAACTTCAAAAATCTATTTTGGATTAACTAGTAATATCTCTTATTAATTTATTTTTTGAGATTTTTCTAAAAAAGTTTTGCAGTCTCATTTTTTTAGTTTTGATTTGTAGTGAACTAAAAAAAAGAATATGAAAGTTGTTGAAACAATAAAAGTGGCATCTAACCAAAGCAAAAGAACATTTACTATAAGGAAATATATTGACGGGAAATTATTCGCAAAATATAGAACTGGAGAAATGAATAAAGAAGATTTTGATGCCGAAGAAATGAACACCGAAAATGACTGGCAACATTTTTTAAAGTCAGATGATTATTATAAAGTATAGTGTTAAACAACTAAAAAAAAGAATATGAAAACTGAACTAATACGAATCAAAAATGTATTGACTAACAAAACGTTAGCTATTTATCTTAATAGTTATGGTATGGAGTTTAATCTAGTATCTTATATATTGTCTAGCAAAACAAATCAATCTAGTCAATTACATAATGAAGAAGTGAGATCAAAAATAGAAACCGAATTAATCCAGTCAAAGAACGGCAAAAGGTTTGCTTATTCTCAAAAGTTTGACTTAATTGCTCAAATATCTTATTAGTAACTTAAAAAAAACAATTATGAACACTTTGGAAATTAAAACAGTAGACAAAAAGAGCGCAATTAAACAAATCAATAGCTTTAGGTTATACAATTCCCAAAAATGGTATCAAATAAACCTAAATTATAATTCCAACATATATAAAATGAAAATATATGATACTTGGATTCAAATTTTTAGAAATGAGAGTACTGGAGCCAAGGGCTCAACTTGTATGGATTTGTCTGTAACTCAATTTAAACAGTATTTGAGCGAAAATATAATATAATCAAACACTTAAAAAAGAACGATATGAAACTTATTGAAACAAAAGAAGGCAAATTAAAATTTACTTCTAATTATAGTGGAACAAATAGCATTGACATTGTACACTGCAGCGAAACTTTATTGGAAATTAAGGAAGGCAGCGCAAACGCTTATATAGTGGCAGAGGAGTGTACTAATTTCCCTAGAGTACATTTATTAACAGACTGGTCTGAAGATGAAGCATTACAGACTGTAGCTACCTATTTAAGAGAGGAAGAAGGCGAAGAGGAACCGCATTTGATTGCTGTATTTAAATTAACAATTGATTAACCTATTAAAAAGAAAGAAAATGAAGACTTTATTAAAAATTTTAGAATACAAATTTAGCTACAATTTCAAACGGTTTCGTTTTGTAGCTACGAAAACTAACACCACTTCAATATTGACCATTGAGAGTAAAAATATTTTTAGGCTAATAAAAACGATTTAATTAGGACGGCAATTTTATTATCCGTTCCTTTGAAATACAAACTTAAAGCAAACGAAATGAATAACCTTAAAACCTTACTTTTCAAAATTTACGTTGCTGCCGTTTTTACTGGCTTTATATTAATCAATATTTTCAACATTTTAAATTATTAGTTATGAGAATTACCAAAGAACACTTGGAAAACAAAATTGAATTACTAAACGAAATCACAAACAGTCCTTCGAGTCCTTACACTACAATAAACGGGAAACTCAAGTCAAACATTAATAATTATCATTTGGCTGGCGCATATGGTGGAGTAAACGTACATAGAATGGCAGCCACTGGAGGAGTTTATACACCATTCGGATGCGGTTACGTTACTAAAAAAGAGCTATATATAAGATTAACCTCGTTTATTGACGGTTATGAATTAGCGAAAGAATCTACTTAAAACATTAGATCAGACAACAATAAATTAAGAGACTTTTTTTTTAGTCTCTTTATTTTTGAGCTATATAACTAAACTTTTAGTTATAACTACTTAAAATAATTATCGGTTTTGTTTGCAAGTCTTAAATTAAATTTGTTCCTTTGAAA